ATGAATGATGCAAGGCTCCAGACATGGGCAGCTTTGTATGATCGTGCCATAATGGCAATTAATACGTCTGACCAATCAAGTGAATATGGCGGTCAGCCTATGTCTATGTCTTATACGAGGTGAAATCATGGCAGAAATGTCCAACTATCTTGAGAACGCTCTGATTAACGCTACTCTGCGTAATACGAGCTATACGAGTCCTACAACGACTTATCTGGCGCTGTATACCACAGACCCGACTGATGCTGACACTGGCACTGAGATTACTGGCGGCTCATATGCTCGTCAGGCTATCACGTTTGGTGCTCCGTCTAACGGTGCGTCTACGAACAGTGCTGCGATTGAGTTCCCACAAGCTACGGCTGACTGGGGAACGATTGCTTATGTTGGTATTCGTGATGCTGTGACTAGCGGCAATTTGCTGTATCACACTGCTTTGGATGCGTCTAAAACGATTAACAATGGCGATATTTTCAAGATCACCAGTGGAAATCTGTCGGTCACGTTGGCCTAAGGGGTAAAAAATGACCACAATTACACTTCGTAGCGTAAAAGGTTCTGCCTTAAGTTTTACTGAGGTTGATAACAACTTTACGAACCTTAACACTGACAAACTCGAAGGTGTTACGTCTAGCGTTGACGGTGAATTGACGCTATGGAGTAGCACTACTGGTAAAGTTCTCAAAAGAGCAAGCCTTACAGGTATCGTTAAAGCGACTGCTGGTGTAGCTACAACGGCTACGGCTGGAACTGACTACGCTGCTCCGGGAACTGCTCAGACTTGGACTGCTAACCAGACATTTACTAGCGGCTCATTGCTGCTTAAAGGCTCTGCTAGTGGCACTGGTACTCTGAATGCTCCTGCTGCTGCTAGTTCGTATACATGGACGCTTCCTGCTGGCTCAAACACGCTTGGTTATCAGAATGTTCCTGCTGTTGGCGCTAAAACATCGTCTTATACGCTGCAAACGGCTGATGTAGGTAAGTATGTTGAGGTTGGCTCAGGTGGTTCTATTACGATTCCTGATGCTACGTTCTCTGCTGGCGATATTGTTTCAATCTTTAACAATACGACTGGCGCTGTAACTTGCACTTGCTCTATTACGACTGCTTATATCGCTGGAACTGATACTGATAAGGCAACTGTTTCTCTGGCGACTCGTGGTGTAGCGACTGTTTTGTTTAATAGCGGGACTGTCTGTGTAATCGCTGGCAATGTATCGTAAGGAATCGATATGAGTGGAATTATGGCCTTGCTGCTAGGTCGCATAGCGGCTGCTGGTAGCTACACTGTTATCCAGACGTTTACCGCATCCGGCACATGGACTGCGCCTAGTGGCGTGACGAGTGTTGATTATCTTGTTGTTTCCGGTGGTGCTGGTGGTGGTCATGGAAATGGGCTTGGTGGTGGCGGTGGTGGTGGTGGATTTAGAACCGGAACTGGGTTGGCTGTAACCGCTGGAACAACTTACACAATCACTGTTGGTGCTGGTGGTGCTTTTGGAAATAGTGGGGTTGGTGGTTCTGGTGGTAACTCTTCTATTGCTGGTGCCCCAATTTCAGAAAATCCAGCAGGGGCAGGAACCAACACTTTCAAATCCTATGGTGGTGGTGGTGGAGCCTATGGTGATGGTGGTGTAATGGCTGGCGTTGCCGGGGGAAGTGGTGGTGGCGGTGGAGTTGCTATCCCAAGCACCGCCGGTGTTGGTGCTTCTGGCAATACTCCGTCAACTTCTCCTTCGCAGGGAAATAGTGGTGCCAATGGAAATAACTCCGTTGATAAAGCCGGTGGAGGCGGTGGAGCAGGTGCCTCTGCCACTGATGTAAATGGAGGTGCTGGTACTTCATCCACAATTAGCGGGTCATCGGTTGGTTACAGCGGCGGTGGCGGTGGCGGAGTCGGTTCTGGCGTTGGAGGCACTGCCACTGATGGCGGTGGTCTTGGTGGCGGGACTTCATCGCCAAGCACTGCTGCTGGTGCTGCTGGAACTGCCAATACTGGCGGTGGTGGCGGTGGTGGACGAGCAGCAAATGGTGGAGCAGGCGGCTCCGGCATAGTCATCCTGTCCTACACCGTAGCATCGCAAACCGTCTTTACGTTCAAGTCATCGACTAAGTGGGTTGCTCCGACGGGCGTGACTAGCGTTGATTATTTGGTTGTCGCTGGTGGTGGAGGTGGTGGTGGAACTGGCGCAGGAATTGGTATTGCTGGCGGTGGTGGTGCAGGAGGCTTTAGAACTGGTACTGGATTATCAGTAACCGCTGGAACCGAATATACCGTGACAGTTGGCGCTGGTGGATCATCAACATCAGGATCTATTGGTGGAACAGGTGGTAATTCCACTTTCAGCACTATTACTTCAAATGGTGGCGGCGGCGGTTCTCCGGGTAGAGATTCAAATATTGCTGGAGCAAACGGCGGCTCTGGCGGTGGTGGTGGTGGAGGTAGTGGTGGAACTGGAACAACCGCTGGGACAGGAAACACACCAAGCACTACGCCGGCACAAGGAAGCAATGGCGGTGCTGGCTCTGGAACCGCGCCTCAATATGGCGCTGGTGGTGGAGGTGGTGCAAGTGCCGCTGGTACAGCTGGCTCTGGTTCAACTGGAGGAACTGGAGGTGCTGGAACCGCGAGTTCTATTTCTGGGGCTTCAGTAACATACGCTGGCGGTGGCGGCGGTTCGTCTGTTGCTGGTCCTGTAGCTACAGGCGGCTCTGGCGGCGGTGGAAACGGAAGTTTAAGGAGCAACTCCCCCGCTGCAACCGCTGGTACAGCCAATACAGGCGGTGGTGGCGGTGGCGCAGGAAATGACACTACCGGTGCTGCTGGTGGTGCTGGTGGTTCTGGCATCGTCATTATCAAGATTAACCAATAAGGACATTCATGCAAAGCAAAGTCTATCGATACTTTGGAATTAACACGGCAATGGAGCTTCTTCGTCCCGGTGCTAAATGGGAGATAAGCAACAATATGTTTACCCGTTGGGAAGATCCAAGACCTTGCCCTAGCATGGATGAAGTTAACTATGTAATGGAGAAGATCAAAGAGTTTGAGGATGCAATTCCTACGATCTGGCTTCCTGAGCAATTAGAGGAAATTACGGCACAGGTTAAAGAGATTGAGGACGCAATGGCATGATCCATAATCTTTTCCCTACTGCTATCGGAATGTTTGACCTTAACCGCGAACTTACTGACGAAGAACTTTTATTTGTCAGAGGTCAGGAAACTAGGCCAAATGAAGGAAACACGACTAGCGCAAATAATTTTGTATTGCGTGATTCTATAATGACTTCATTACGCGGCTGGATTGAAGATTGTGTAGCAGAATACTTTAAAGCAACAACAGATCCTAAGCATGACGTTCATTTAAGAATTACTCAGAGTTGGTTTAATTATTCTGAACAAGGTCAATGGCATCACAAACACGCACACCCGAATAGTTTTGTTTCTGGTGTTTTTTATTTGAATACTAATCCAGATGACAGGATTTATTTTTATAAATCTGGATGGCAGCAAATTAAATTCCCCACTGATAACTGGAATGTTTACAATTCTGAATCATGGTGGTTTGAAGCAATTAAAGGTCGTTTGATACTGTTTCCATCGTCGCTTGAGCACAATGTTCCAACGGTTCAAGGTGATGATGTGAGGATAAGCATGTCATTTAATACATTCCCTGTTGGAACTGTTGGGGATGAAATGGCGCTTACTGGTTTGAAATTGGAGGCTTAACATGGCGCACTTTGCCGAGATTGATAGCAATAATGTTGTTCTTCGAGTAATTGTTGTGGATAACAAAGATACTAGCGATGCTGCTGGTATTGAGAAAGAGCACATTGGCGCTGCTTTCTGTGAGCGACTGTTCGGTGGTACTTGGAAGCAAACAAGTTATAACGGTAATTTCCGTAAAAACTATGCTGGAATCGGATATACCTATGACTCAGTTCTTGATGCTTTTGTGCCTCCTCAGCCTTATCCAAGCTGGACTCTTGATGCTAATGCTCAGTGGCAGCCTCCTGTGGCGATGCCTACAGACGGTCAAATGTATGCTTGGAATGAAGCTAATCAAACATGGGATGTAATGGCTCAAAATGGCTAATTACGTTGATTACGACTACTGGACGCAAGGATATGGCGAAGGTGATTTAAGCCAGCCTGATCGTTATGTAGTTGCTGGTTATTGGACTGACGGTTACGCCCAATACGAGGACGATACTGCTACGGCTAGTGTTACTGGTACGGCTACAGTAACTGCTTCTGGTATTGCGATGATTATGGGTTCCGCTGCTGTTACGGCAACTGGAACAATGTCAGTCACGCCTGTTGATGTTCTTACTGCTTCGGCTGCTGTTACTGGAAATGCAACTGTAGCGGCTAGTGCTGTTTATACTGCTGGCGGCTTTGCTTCTGTTACAGGAAATGCAACTGTTACGGCACTAGGTTCGTATTCAACGACTGGTGCTGCTTCTGTAGTGGTGGCGGCTGTTGTTGGTGCTGATGGAAACATTATTGGTTACGAGTGGACAATAGTTCCTGATGAAGCTACGACTTGGGTTAAGCAATGAGGCAAAAAATCATATTTGGGGAGTGGTTGCCAGATCAGCCGGGTGTAACTGGTTCGGTCATGGAAGCTGTGAATTGTTACCCTGTTACTAACGGATACGCCCCATTACGAGATGCCGCTGATTATTCTGACGCTGCTGGAGAAACTCTGCTCATTGCTTTTGCAGGTAAGTCTGCTGGTGCTTCCTCTCTTTTTGCTGCTAGTGCTACTTCGATTTATAAGTTTGACTCTAGTGATGCCAGCCTTGACCCTGTAAAGACTACTTATTCCGCTGTTGAGTCATGGGATGTTACTCAGTTCGGCTCTAAGCTGATTATGGCTAACGGTGGGGATAAACTCCAATACTGGGACTTAGGAGGCTCCACGACTGTTTCTGACCTATCTGCGGCTGCTCCTACGGCTAAGTATGTCACTGTTGTTCGTGACTTTGTGGTGGCTGCTAACGTAGGCGGTGAAGAAAGCAAGGTCTATTGGTCTGACATTAACGATGAAACAGACTGGACTCCCGGTGCTGCTTCTCAGGCTGATACTCAAGTAATTCCTGATGGTGGAGACATTATCGGTTTAGCTGGTGGTGAGTACGGATTGGTGTTCTTGGAACGTGCTATTTACCGGATGACGTATTCTGGTAGCCCGTATTTCTTCCAGTTTGATGCTATTTCTAGGACTTTGGGCTGTTTGTCTAACGGTTCTATTGCTCAGTTCGGTGGTTTGACTTATTTCCTAGCGGATGATGGTTTTTACGTCTGCGATGGTCAGACAGTTAAGAATATTGGCCTAGAAAAGGTTAATCGGTGGTTCTTT